GGGCACATTAGCAATTTCCGTTAAATTAAAATTATAATGATCTGTCGATAACACCCATTCCGAGCATACGAGGATCAAGACAAGCAAATCCAATTTCTTCCCAACCAAAGAATCCAGCTTTCTGGACTCTAAGAAGAGTAGGATCATCATAAGCCTCATATTCTTTACGAATAGGCATAACCAATGAATCATTAACACTAAGGTCAAAACCCAGTACCTGTGTCTCACCCAGTGTGGTAACAGTACCATCGGCCCCTGTAACATTAGGATTATCCAATGTATAGGAATTAAAAGCTTCAGTTCCCGAATCAGCCAGGAATTTACCATATGCTGATGAACTTCCATTAATGTTATATAGACCTGTGGCTCCAAGATGCTGTACTTCATGAAGTGCTACATTCCAAATATTACCCATGCCACCCGCTTGAAAAATCTCTCTTCGGGTAACTGGATCAATATCGGTATCTGTCCATTCACGAATATCAGCCGCATCTTCGGGCGATACATAAAGATCGGTAAGAGTTCTACCAATTCTTTTAAATCCAACAATCATCTTATTGATAAGCTCTTTTGAAAGATAACCAGCACCAGTAGATGCGGGATTAATCTCATAAATAGGAGCTGGACGCGAACCAAGCAGACCCTTTCCAAAAAATCTTGAAGTAGCAGCAGGTAGAATAACTCTCCAACCACATTCTTCTTCATATTCTGCTATAGCTTTAGCAGCCTTCTCAGCAGCTCGTGCCGCAATATCAATTCTCGAATCCCTAGCATAAGTGAGTTTCCAATCACCAGAAGCATCGATTGTGAATGTAGGAACATATACTTCTTCTCCTATACCCTCAATGAAGTTCTGTGCGACATATCCAAGACCTGGTAATACCCAAACAGGAATTTCAAAATCTTCTGCAACAGGATAACTAGCCTGTGCACCTGCACCAAGTCTTTCAACAGCAAACAGCTGTCTCATAATGGAATCTCTATCTATAGCTTGAAGGATTGGAGTTGTTAGAGCAGCAGCGAAAGCCTTATATGCCATCAACCCTTCTGGAGTATTGATAGCCGCAGTAGCCTTAAACAGATCTTGCATTTCTTTTCTATCCATAACCTAACATTCCTCCCTCAAGTAGTTTTGGATGCACTAAATGTGCTTTAATCCAGACTTCTTTTAAGTTTTTATTTTAATAAAGCAATTTTACCCTAATAGGGTAAAGGGTAGTGTTATTAACATTAGCAGATACTTGAGCAGCACTAGCTCCTTTGACGGTAACAGCTACATCTTGAGTCTGATTACTATTTCTACTTGCCACAGAAAGTTCTGACAAGCTACTGGCACGAACACCAAGGCCAATACCTGCATTAATAGCTGTGGTATGATAGTAATGAATAGTATCCCAAATACCCAAATGTGCTACACCAACGGGGCTAGGTTTAGACCCAGTGATCTTACCATTAGAATCATAACTAGGTTGTGCCATAACATCTGAAGATCCAAGATCTCCAGGAAGCATAAATCCGGCAGGATGAATAGCATAGTATCCATTCTTAACCTTCTGCATCAAGAAACCAAAAGGAACTTTGTCCTCATTGGCAGCATAAATTTTAACAGTAGCATCGGTCTGGCTATCGTCTAAATAACAAACTGAACCTGCATAAGCTAACACTTCACCAGTACCACCCGAAACTGTAGTTGAAGCAAACTGGCAAAACTGATTTTCTATAACAGGATGTCTAGGAATAAACATAATTACCTTTCCTCCTTAACTATATTTTAACAAAACGATTACTCACTTTTTCTACTCTTTTTCATATCTTTTAGCCATTGCTTTACCCAGCTCTTTGTACTTATTAAGTATATCATTACTAGGTACGGTTTCCATATTAAAGAGAGCAGCCATAGCTTTCATCGGTTCTAGTGCATTTCCAGAATCAGCAGCAGCTGACTCTTCATCCTCTAATTCACTTGTTGTTTCTTCTTCAGAAGTAGCTTCTTCTGAGGATCCAGATTCAGTATCTTCTTCACTGGTTTCCTCATTAGTAGTTTCTTCTGAGCTTGTTTCACTGGTTGACGATTCTAGTTCAGCAATAACAGAATTACGTAATTCGATACGTTCTGATTTATATGCCGCAAAAGCTTCGTCTTCCATTTCACGAATCTTGGCAACCTGATCTTTTATAGCATCTTCACTTGTAGCAGCCACTCCTTCATTCTTGAGTTCAGCGAATCTAGCTTGTGCAAGCTGATCCTTTTTAATATTCTCAAGTTCTTTTTCAGCAGTTTCCGCTTTTTTAGTCAATTCTTCCTTCTCAGCTTCAAAATCAGAGGTTGCTTTCTCAAGACTCTCTTCAAGATCTTTATTAGCATTAGAAAGTTCAGAAACAGTCTTCTCTAATTCTTCCAGCTTAGACTCTAATGAGTTAAGTTCTTCATCTTTTGCCTCTAAAGATGCTACCAACTCATTTATTTTCTCAGCTGACTTATTAAGAGCTTCTTCAGTCTGTTTCCTCATTGCAACTTCTTCCTTTTGCTTAAAGATATTATCAACTTCATTACGAATATCTTGAGTAAGTTTATCAGACATAAACTAAACCTCCCTATAAATAATTTTTCAACATCTAAGAACCAATGACCAACCTCGTATTAGTAATTGGAATTTCCCATTTCC